AGTAGGGAGCTTTACTTCACAAATTAAGCCATAATACTTTTTATCAGGCTTATTCCAATAACAAATCACATCTCCAACATTCCAATCATTATTTCTTTTTGGTCGCTTATCAATTACTTTCATTATTTTCGCTCCTGTTCGTATTCCACTTCATCAAATTGCCAAGTATCTCCACCATATTGAATTAGCATTTTTGTTTTATTTGTATTAATTTTCCTGCATGAAAACCAAGTTGACCTATAGCTCTGATGGCAATATGGATTATTGCGTAACTCTTTAGAGAACTTTTTAATTGCTGTATTTCTGTTTTCTGCAACCACAATTGCATTTTGTATTGCATAAGGTTTAAGGCAATCAGTTGACTGAATTAAATAGACGTTCATTTAATTATTTCCACCCATCGGATTCATAATTATATTCATAGCTGTTAAGCAAAGCCTTTAAAACTATTTCAATTAATTCGTCAGGAACAACGTAACTAATATAGTCCTGCACATCTTTAAACATTTCTTGTGCTTCATCGTCAAGATCTTCTTTAAAAATTTTCCCCTGCAAATATGGAACAGAAACATTGAAAAAGTCTGCTAGTGCTTGCCAATTATTTGAATTTGGTTCTCTATATCCACTTTCATATGCACTAATTGATTGATTAGATATTTTTGTTCTTCTACCTAATTCAGCTTGACTAAGTTTATTAGCTAGTCTTAGTTCTTTTATTCTATTCATTTCTTTACCTCAATTAATTTCAAAAACCTATTCCAGTTACGGTAATATTTTTGAATTTCTTTTTCATAATCTATTGGTTTTAACTGGCCGTCTGTATCCACGTGATACCAAGCTCCTTTGGTGTATTTAAGATTTTTCGTCATGTTTGGTTAAAATATAGGCTATACTTCCACAAAATATTACAAGGCTAACCAATAATCTCATGAAACTTGATACCACAGTTGCACAAATGATAACGCCTATTGCTATTGAAACTATAATGATAAAAAAGATATTCCCAAAATAATTTAAAAAACTGTTCCAATCAAACTTTCTCATAACCAAAACACCACCCAGCAAACAATTGTCATAAGAATTAGGAAACATCCACACGTGAGAATGATAGGTCTCCAATCAGGTTGTTTTCTCATAAAATATTCCTTAAATATATAATTTATTAGCACTCTAGTGTGCCGACTGCTAAATGTGACGGATTTGCATTTTTCTGTTACGGATTTGTGACGGATTTGTGACGGATTTATCTCTTACTCGCTCTAGGCTTGTGACGATTGTGACATATTTATTACCTCTAAGATGATATCTAAAATATAATAAAAAAATATAATAAAAGAGGTCCAAAAATATGTAACATCCGTAAAATGTGTCACATCCCTTGTGGCTCTAAGGCTCAATCCGTCACACCATTTCGGAACAATCCGTCACATCCGTAACACGTTAAAAATTGAATGTATAATCACTGTCTGGTTCTTTCAATTTCAATCCGACATAATACCAGCCATCTCTTCTTTTAACTCTGAGTAATTTCTTACTCATCTCTCGGCCGAATTTATTTAAACTCATCTTGTATTCTTCAGATTCTTTTGCCCATTCATGGTAAGCGTCATACATTTCTCTAGCCTTGATTGAATAATTTTGACCAGTAGTGCAACACTCTTCTAAGAATGCGTCCAAAGGATCCATCTCTGCTCTGTAGGTTTCGATAACCTTGGTGACTGCCTCTGGATCTTCTAGACCCTCCTGTTGCCACATAATAGCCCCCTGAACGATCCAATTGAGTATGCCAGTATATTCTGCCTTAAGCTTGTATTCTAGCTTCTTATCGACCTTTTCTTTAGGAATTTGAATATTAAAGGGAATGATCTTAATTCTTCTCCAGATACCATCATCTGTACCTCTAATAATTGGTAAGTGATTAGTTGCCATCCAAATCTTAAACTTAGGCTTGTATTCAAATTCAGAACCATAGAGGAATCTAGCTAAGATCTTATCTCCACCAGTTAATTGTTTTACCAGAGATTCATCAAATCTATCTCCCTCGTTTAATTCTGAACTGGTAACTATTCTCGCTCCCTCTAGTCTGGCAATATCGGAGTTGGCCGATCCGCTTTGATTTTTCTTAGCCACGATAGTTTGGACATTCATTTGTTTAGCATAATTGCCAGCCACATCACTGACTACATTTGAAAATACTGATTTACCATTGCGTCCTCTACCATTAAGAATGAATAAACATTGTTCATCGACTGAACCTGTGAAACTATAACCAATAGCTTTCTGCACGTAATGGATCAATTCTTCATCATTGTTAAATATTTGATTTAAGAATTTCTCCCAAAGCGGAGCATCAACATTATCTGAATATTCAGCAACTGTTTGATGACTAAATTTTTTATCAATATCATGGTCGTGTAGTTCTCCGCTACTTAAATCCACATAGCCAGATTCGGTATTGAGTAGCATATCTTCTTTATCAAATTCACCGTGTTTGACAATCACATATTTCTTAAATTCATCAATCATGTGCATTTTTGCCATGTGAGAACGAGAATCTTTTTGAAATCTATACCACTCATTCATAGCTTTATCTTCATCAGTTTTAGTAGAAAAACTAAGCTCTGGCTTTTCTTTTTTGATTGAGTTAGCAACTCGTTCTGCTGCTAGCTCCACTCTTTGATTACCAATGTCTTCTTGCCAGTATGATCCATTGAAGAAAAACCACTTTTTATCAACTGCATTGAACTTTAATACCGTTGCGAATTGATCTCTCATTCTCAACCCTCTTCCTTGGTCATCCCAGGAACGAGGCATGATTTTCTTGGTTTTATCTTCGTTGAAAGAAAATGTGTAAGATGATTCTGAATCTTGACTATCACTCTCAGGATTGTAGATGTTCTGCGTTTCATTGATTGCCTTATTAAGCAATGATGTTCCATAGGTAACTGCACCATGCTTTTCGTCAAACTTTTCACGCATCAAACTTGAATTACGGAAGATAGTATCCATCTTGTGGAAGTCTCTCCCTGTCCAGAATGCTAAGTCGTTTGCGAAAGCCATATCAGCTTCGGAATGCGATGCGTAGAATTGCTCCCACCCACCTTTCATGAACATAGTGAACCGTGTGCCAGTCTTAGCTGAATTTTCAGCTCTCTTAATGATTTCAGCAACGGATAAATCTACTGGAGTAATATTGTCACTTTCTGAATGGAGCTGAACTATATTATCTTTGCCAAACAAAAATTCATATAGAGTTTTCATTTCATCATCTGACATAGATTTAATGGTCGGATCAGGAATAATATTGTTACCAGTCAAGGCAAAGAAACGTCCTGTTTGGTACATTTCATAATTACCTTTTCTACGTCTTTTGCCAGGTATTTTACCTTTAAAGATTGCATGTATTCCTGTACCTGATTGACTAACTTCCATGTAGGTGTTGTCTGTAAGGTCTTGAAATTTATTTACTAAATTATTGGGGTCATTATCCCCTGCTCGCCAGTCCTCTAAATTGCTGTCAATATGGTCGATATCTAAGCCAACATAACCATTTGCAAAGTAGAATGCGAGCCCGTCTGCTCGCTCTACATCGTTTAACGCACGCATTGCTGTATCAAAGTCTGACCAAGTATTAGGATCATTGGATTTACCAGCCGATCCATCATAAGGATTGATAGGAATCTTTGTATTTTTCTTCCTAGCTTCAACCCATTTAAGTTCAAACAATCCCCACTGTTTTAAATTACGTAACTCTTGTGGGATATTTTGATAATTGAATTTAGGCATTTAATTCAACTCCTAACTAATGGAATGAACTTTCAAGCCATTGAATTACTGCACCAATAAAATTAGGTAAAAGTGCAATAATTAAAGCTATAGATGCTGCAAGTAATGTAGCAACACAGCTTCCGATTACATCTTTTTTGTGAACACGGTCTGGATATTCTGGAAAAATTATGTCTTCAAAAAATGTATATGCAATGCTTAGCCAAATTACTCCAACAAATATATACCAAGCTATCAACATTACTTTAATCATCTATTCAACTCCTAGAATGGTAAATCGTCATCGGTTACAGTTTTGCCTTCATTAGTTGGGAATGGATCTTGTCCGCCGCTTGTTGCTGGATTATTTTCTGCTAATTGCTGTTGCATTGCAGGTTGAAGTGTGTATTTAGTTTGATACCAACCAATGTAAGCAGGCTTTGTTGAACCTTTTTTGAAGTAAATAGGTGTTGATTCATTCTGTTTTTGCTTTTGACCTTGGTATTCATTTTCTCTAATTGTTACAGATGTACGAACTGGTTTATTAAATAAAGCGTTCATGTACTCTTGAATTGA